CGCTCGCAAGCCTACGTGCACGCGCAAGCGCAGGCGCGCTATCACCGGGCGCGGCGCAAGCTGAGCACGCACGCGCTGTATGCGTACCCGACTGCCAATGACGACGGCCCGGAGTGGGTCGTCAACTAGGCGCGCAATGAAAGGGGCGGACGTGAGAGTATCGACAATCGAGCCGGGAGCGACGGGGGCTTTACCTCCTTTCACCCTGTCGCCCCGGCACCTTATCCCGATGTTCTTGAAAGGAGATACGGGACTATGGACCTGACAATACACGAGCGACTGCTGTTGCTGAACGCCCTTCCGAAGGAGGGCGACCTGACCACCATCCGCATCGTGCGTGAGTTGCGCGAGGCGCTCAGTCCTACGGAGGAAGAGCACAAAAAGCACAGCATCACGGTTGCGGACAACGGCGACGTGCGCTGGGAGAACGACGCGCCCGCGGCTATCGAGCTGGGGGCCAAGGCGCGCGAGATCGCGGTCAAGGCGCTGGAGGCGCTGGACAAGGCCGGCAGTGTCACCGAGCAGCACCTGTCGCTGTTCGACAAGTTCGGCATCGGGCTGGACTGAGCGACGCGAAAGGGGAATGCAAAGTGAGACTACTGTTCACTGGGGCGGCTATCTGGTGTAACACAGGTTACGCCAAACCGCTGCGCTATCTGTTCCCGCGCTTGCACGCCGCGGGTCATGACCTGGCGCTGGCGCCGTTCTACGGGTGGGGCGGCAAGATCGTGGACACGGACCTGGACGGCGTACCGCTGCGCCTGTACCCACAAGCACGCGACGGCTACTTCAACGACATCATCGGGCATCACGCAATGCACTTCAAGGCCGATGCCGTCATCACGCTACAGGACGTGTGGATTCTGGACAAGTGGGGCAAGCGCGACTTTCGCTGGTGCCCGTGGATGCCCGTCGACACGCAGCCAGTCAGCGAGGCGATCCTGGCGCAACTGGAAGGCTGCCACACGCCGCTAGTGTGGTGCGAGTGGGCGCGCACGGAGCTGGAGGCGCACGGGTACAAGCCGCGCGTCATCCCCTTCGGCGTGGACCTGGAGATGCACCAGCCACGCGACCGCGAGGCGTGCCGCAAGCGCGCCGGGCTGCCGGACGGCTTCCTGGCCGGGATGGTCGCGGCCAACTCCTCCGAGCCATCGCGCAAGAGCATCCCCGAGGTGCTGCTGGCCTGGCGCCAGTGGCTAGACGCGGGCGGGCACGGGCACCTGTACCTGCATATGACCGCCACGCCGAAAGGACGCGACGGTCACGGGATAGACATGGTGGGCTTGCTGAAGACGCTGGACCTACCGTGGAGCACGCTGGACGACCCGGACACAGAGAGACACACGCGCGCGTCCGTGTTGTTCCCCGCCGCCTACAGCATGTGGACGGGCGGCGTTGACGACTCAGAGCTATCCGACATCTACAACGCGCTGGACGTGCTACTGGCGCCGTCGATGGCTGAGGGCTTCGGTATCCCCATCCTGGAGGCGCAAGCGTGCGGGACGCCGGTGGTCACGCTCAACACGACCGCGATGCCTGAGATCACCTGGAATGGCGTGTGCTTAGAGCCGGTACAGCCGTTCTGGGAAGACCAGGGCGGATGGCGTGGCGTGGCACCGGTGGACGAGATCTACCACGCCATCCGCTGTGCCGCGCAAGGCGGCTATGCTCGGTACGTGCCCGAGGAACTGCAGGCGTATGACTGGGACGTGGTGGTCGAACGCGACTGGCTGCCGTTCCTCGAGGAGCTAGAGGCGGAGCCGTGAACGACTACCTGCTGCAGCAAGGCCGCGAGGAATACTGGCCATGCCTGGACCTGGTGGCGCCCGCGCATCAAGCCTACGCCGATAGGCACGGCTTGCGCTATGTGGTGCACAAGGGGCCGGTGCTGCCTGAATGGACCGGGCACTGGGACTCCATACCGCTGATGCTTGATCTGGCGAACGACATCGGCACCGGCCTGATCGTGTGGCTGGACGCTGACACGCTGATCGTCGGTGACGCTGACCCGCGCGTGGTGATGGCGGGCTACGACGTGGGGATGGCGCGCCACCCTGGGCCGCCTGAGCACTACAACTGCGGCGTGCTGATGCTGCGCGCGGGCCCGGACACCGTGGACTGGCTAGAGCGCGTCCTCGCCGCGGGGCCGGGCGTGTTCCCGTGGTATCAGCAGGACTTCATGAACGCCTACCTTGCCGAGCCGCAGTGGGCCGGGCGCGTGAAGACGCTGCCGACTGAGTGGAACTCGACCGTGGTGCTAGGGCACCCGGAGGCGTGTGTGATCCGCGCCTGGCACGGCTACCCCGGCGGCACCTGGGCGCGCTATGCAGCGATGCGAAGGGTGGTGCAACGATGAGCCTAACCGCAACTGAGCTATCCGACATCCGCGACGTTATCGAGAGCCTGCTACCCGATACTTGCACCATACAGGCGCTGACGCGCACCAGCGACGGCATGGGCGGCTGGACGGACTCATACGCCAACACGTACACCGGCATTGCGTGCCGCGTATGGCGTCAAGAGGGCGGCGAGCTTGTGGTGGGCGACCAGGGCGCGGAAGTGACGCGCTGGGTGCTCACCGTGGCGTGGGACCAGCCGGTGACGGCCACGATGCGCGTGGTGCACGCCGGGCACACGTACCAGGTCAACGACGTGAACGACACGGGCAGCGAACGCGGTGAACGCCGGGCCTGGATGACGCGGATGATCTGAGAGGGGGTGATCCGGGATGCCAATTAAGGTAACGCTAGACGATGCCAAGCTCCAATACTTCATCTCGCACACAGGCGCTGATGTTGAGCGCTTTGTTGCGGACGGTGTGGAGTACGGTGTCCACTGACATCAGGAGTTTGGGACTGTGAGACAGAACTACGCCCAGCCGTTCATGCGCCCGGCGGCGGAGCGCGTGCGACCGGGCTTCGAGAAGGCGTTTGAGAACAAGATCACCGATGAGGACGTGGAGGGCGTGGTAGTCAAGACCGCGTTCAACATGGCCGGGATCGCCGCATACGAGGCACCCAAGGACACGACCGCGCTGGCTGACTCGATTCACGTCACGGAGGACAGACCCGCATGAAGGCCGTAGAGCAGGCGCTATACACGCTGTTATCGGGCAACTCCGCGCTGACCACCGCGCTGGGCGGCGCGTACATCTACAACCGCGTGGTGCCGCAGGGACAGGCGCGACCCTACGTGGTGTTCTTCCACGCGGGCGGCGGGCCGGACAACGTCTACCCGGGGCGCCTGCAGTCGGACAGCTACATGGTCAAGGCCGTGGCGGACAGCTTGCTGCAGTCAGCTACGGTAGATGGATTGATCGACGCCGCGCTGCATCACACTGAGAGCGGCCTGGCTGTTACGGGCTACACGACGCTGTGGTGCGTGCGGGAGACAGAGGCACAGATGGCTGAGCGCGCCGACAACGGCGATGTCATCTGGCACTACGGAGCCTATTACCGCATTCGGATCGACAACAACTAGCAGGAGGAGACAGAGATGGGAAGTGCAACCGGAGCAACCGGCAAGGATTACTACATGAAGTTTGGCTCGACGGTCTTGAGCACCAACTACCGCAGCGCGTCCGATAGCGAGAGCGGCGGGCTGGTGGACCAGACAGCCGGCTCGGACGTGTATACCACGTACCTGAGCACACAGGTCGAGGGCACCAAGAGCGTCACGATCAAGTACCCGGCGGGGGATACTGTGATCTGGCCCGCAGTCGCGCCATTCACCGCGGGCACGCTGGAATGGGGCGAGGACGGCACCGCCTCGGGCAAGCCCAAGCACACGATCCTGGCGATTGTGGAGAACCGCAACAAGAGCGCCACCTACAACGACCTGATCGTGGTGGATCTCACGTTCCGCTACAACAGTTCGAGCGGTGTCACGGACACGACCTACTGAGGCTCTTGAAAGGAGCGCGATGGCTGAGGAAACGATCAACGGTGTGAAGGTGACGCTGCGCGACGAGTTCCCGGCGGCTTACGGCTGGGACTTGCTGGCGGCGGTCAGGCGCATCGACAGGATACGCCACGAGCGCATCTCGGAGGCGCTGGGCCGCGAGGTGACGATTGCCGAGCTGCAGGCTGACCCGCAGGCCGACGACGTGGCCGCGGCAGTCGGCAAGGTGCAATGGATCAACGTGATCCAGGAGAACCTACCGTATACCGATGCGGTCAAGTTCGTGCGCGGCGCCGTGGAGTCGTGGGACTTCCCCGGCGACCTGGCGCGGGCGGACTGCTGCGATGGGCTGAACACGATTCACGAGTTCATGCCGCTGGTGACATCCGCCGTGCTGCTGTTCTACACCGCGAACAGCCGGGAAAAGCTCACGGGGGAAGCGGGAAGCGGGTCTACCTCACCCTCCGAGGGCTAGAGGAAGACCCGCTCCCGTGGGCCTACTGGCGG